CGGTCTTGTCCGTTAAGTTGGAGCTTGGCAGTTACAACAGGGTTCTCACCCCAACAATGCATATCGAGTGCGGATTCTGCTAAGACGAAGGTTCCTGCATCAGATACACCAGAGTTTTGGATTCCAGCGAATCCGAGGTTTGGTGCGGTATATAGTTGACCTGAGCCTTGGTTCCACCAGTTGGTTGCGGAAACATCTACAGCACCTGCATCTTGGAATAAACCAGAAGCATCAACAAATGCGGTTGCATCTGCGGCAACTGAGTCGGGGCCACCGAATGCGTGGATTGCATTGGGAAGAGCATCAATTGCGTCAGTGTAGTTGAATGGTTGTGCACCGAGAGTTCTGTAAAGGAGAGAGTTGCACTCTAATGAAGAGCAGTAATCTACGTTTTGGTCAGGTTGGACAACCCAAACGAGTTCCTTGCAAGGATGGTTAAAGTTGAGCTTGATTTTGTTGGATGATGAACCGACAGACTCATCACCAGTGAATTGAAGTTGCTCAATAAGATACTCATGAGGGTTTTGTGCCATGCGTCTGCGCTCATCGGTATCTAAGAAGACGTAATCAACATAGAGAGATGCGGCAACAAGAGATTGGTTGTATGCTGCAGTGACCTTTGCGGAGCCAGAGGAGCAGTTAAGAGAAGAAACTGCCCATAAGCACTCATCAATGGGTCTAAGATCAAGGTTGATCTTAACCTCGTGGTATTGAAGAGCAATAAGAGGAAGTGCAAGACCGGGGTTGCGGCAGAACCAGAATTGGAATGGAACGTAGAGAGTAGTCTCTGGTAATGCGTTTCTTGGTGCGCACACTTGACGGGGTGCGCTGGAATCACAAGGACCATCAACATCGTTGAATGAGGGGTCAGTGATGTAAGTTAATTGAGTAGTGTTACCGACCATCTTGTAGTAACCACGCTCTTGGTCTGCGGAAAGAGTAAGTTGGTTCCAGATGTGCATCCAATCACCATATTGTCTGTCAATGCGTTGACCACCGACCTCAACCTCTACTTGGGAGACTAATTGCTCACCAGGGAAGTCTAACCAGCGTGCATATACACCAGCGGAGTTGGAGTTCTTCATTGCTTGGTTGATCTCGGGAAGAGTTACTTGTAAGTAAGTTCTGTATGCGAGGTCTCCATTTCTTGAGATAGTGCAAGTTACGCGTCTACCGAAATCTGCTTGACCATTGAAAGTTTGTTCGATTGACTCCATTGCGAAGTTAGTGTAACGTCTGTAAGTTACTTTCCAGAAAGTAATTTGAGGATTACCAGTAAGATAAACATCTTGTGCGCCGTAGGCAACTAGTTGCATTAAACCTCCACCCATTATAGTATTAGCAAAGAAAATAAATTTTTAAAAAACAACTTATAAAAATTTATTTATTACATATTTTATCAATATTTAACCCCTCGCTTATAAAATTAGTAAGAAAATCATCTTGAAAAATTTCTTGTTTTCCTAAATGTTTTTTTGTAAAAATATATGAATTATTCATTTTTTTAATATTCCAACCATCTTCTAAAGCATTATATATAAAAATCATCTTATTTTTTGTTTTAACATCTAAATCTTCAATTCGTTTACCCAAGTTAAGTTCTATAGTATTTGATGTCATATTATTATTTTTTAGTAAATAAATTTATTTATTTAAACTAAATTTTTTTTAAAAAATCAATTTCACAGAAAAATAATTAAAGTTAATTAAATAAAATCAAATATATATGCCATCATTTAAACCAAAATCTTCAAAGAAAGTGATTAAAGAAAAATGTAATGCTAATATTTCTTTGGATCATAAACATCAGGAAAAGATTCAAGAAATAGAATATAATTCTAATGAATTACTTCCTAAACTAAATGAAGAAAAAAACGAAATAGTAGAGGTTATTAAGAATAATGAATTTCCAATTGATGAAAAATTGGAATTAAAAGATAAATTAAAACATTTAAATACTAAAATTTTACATATTACTAAAGAAAGGGATGAATATTATTTAAATAATTCCACTTATATATTTGATTATTTCGAAGATAAAAAACAAATTGCTGAAGGTAATAATGAAGTAGGATTAATAGAAGATTTTTTTAATGTTAAAAAAAATAAAAAGGAAAAAAAACAAATTGATACTAAATTACATAAATATTTATCAAATATAAATGATGATTATATAGATTTAGGTGATTTTGTTAAATCAGTTGATGTATGTCAAAAATGTAATAAAGGCGAATTAATACCTGTTGAAGATGAAGGGTTACTAGTTTGTAATAATTGTGGAATCCATAAAACATATCTTGTTGAAAATGAAAAGCCATCATATAAAGATCCTCCTAAAGAAGTATGTTTTTATGCTTATAAAAGAATTAATCATTTTAGAGAAATATTAGCTCAATTTCAAGCAAAAGAAACTACACAAATACCTGATGATGTGTTTGAAAACATTAAAATACAATATAAAAAAGAAAGATTATCCTTAAAACAATTGGAAGATAATAATAATGTTAAAGATATTCTTAAAAAATTAGGATACAATAAATATTATGAACATATTCCATTTATAAAAGATAAATTAGGGATTAAACCTCCAGTAATGAAAGTAGAATTAGAAGAGACCTTATGTAATTTATTTATGGAAATTCAAAATTCTTATGCTAAATTCTGTCCAGATAATAGAGTTAATTTTTTGAATTATTATTATACATTATATAAATTATGTGAATTATTAGAACAAGATAAATTCTTATCATTTTTCCCTATGTTAAAAGACCCTGAAAAAAGAATTGAACAAGATAATATTTGGAAACAAATCTGTAATGATTTACGATGGGAATTTATTCCTACTAAATAAAATTATATTTTTGATGTAATTTTTAATATTAAGTAAATCTAATTTAAAATATTAATTATATACATATAAATGAGCAATATTAATACTAATATAACAAGCCATTTTAATGAAAGACATAAATATACAGATAGTCAAGTCAAATTATTAAGATCATTTGTTTTAAGATGTGAAGCTCTTCAATTTATGACACATGGTTCTTATTTATATTATTTACGATGGCATAAATTATTAAATATACCTACATTTTTCTTATCAGGTTCATTAATGATTAGTAATGGGATTTTTGAACCCGTAAATATGAAAGTGCCTAATATTTTAACTTTAGGTACTACAACAGCATTAATGATAATGAATGCTAAATTAAATTATAATAAGGTTGCTAATTATTTTCTTGATCAATCCATTTCATATGGAAAAATTAAAGAAGATATTAAATTAGAATTAGCAAGTGGTAATGAGAATGTTCCATCAAGTGAATTCATATATTCTATAAGTCGCCGTTTTCAAGTATTGACAGATGACCATAAATATAATATTCCTATCAAGATTAAAGACCGTTTTATAGCAGATCATGGTTATATTGATAATTTACCTATTGTATTTGGAAAATTCCGTTCATCGGAAAGTAATCAATCTCAAGAATTAGCTAAAGTTATTATAAATAAAGATGAAAAAGGAAATCAAGAAATTACAGTTAATTCGGGGAATAGTATTATGGATTAATTTTAATAATTTTTATAAAAAATTTATTTTTATAAAAATACTATTTACATACGGGGGAATCCTACTAAGTTTGCACCAATACCGAATCCTGCACCTGAGCGGGCAGAAACTCCCATTGATGGAATATAAGTATCTAAGATTGAGAAAGTAGCTGCGGCAGTTAATGCGATTAAACCAACTTCATCAACTCTTAATGATTTTTTGGGGATAGCATATGCTGCTAAAGCTACCATTAAACCTTCAACTAAATACTTGATAGCACGTCTTACTAATTCACCAAGATCCAACATTCCTTGCATCATTATAATATTTAATTAGAAAAAAAAATTATAGAAAATTAATATAATTAATAAAATTAAAACTTAAAAATATTGATTATTAATAATATAAAAATGGAATTACCTAAATTAGTAGATGGTTCACTAAACCCTAATTATGTGGATTTATTAGATGAAGATAAACCTTTAGCAAATCAAAAATGGGGATGTTTTTCTTTTGTTGACCCTGAAGAGCATATTAAACAAAAAGAAGCATTTTATTTTGAACAATACATTAAACAATGGGATTTTTCTAAATCATTAGAAAAGTTCCATCATTTTTTGTCATATATATCTTATAAATATAACTTGAGTAGTGAAAATATATTAAAAGAATTGGAGGATTTTGTAGTTGAAGAAAGAGATAAGCTTACAACTACAACATTTGCTGATGAATATAAAACTTATTTGGATAATAATGAAGATACGTTAAATGAAGAATATGCGGATGAACATAATTTTAAAACATCAACACGTGGTATTAAATTTAGAGGTGCCTTTCCAACAGCTCAAGAGGCAGAATTAAGATGTAAATTATTAAGAGAAACCGACCCAAATCATGATATTCATGTGGGACCAATTGGTATATGGATACCTTGGTCACCCAAAGCTTATAAGACAGGAAGAACCGAATATCTTGAACCAGAATTAAATCAAATTATGCAAGAAAAATCTAAAAATGAAAAGAAGGCTAAACAGGAATTTGATAAGAGGGTTAAGGATGCTAAACTTAAGGCCATTGAAGATAATATTCAAAAAGCAGAAGAAAGTGGTAATAAATTGTCACAAACTGTAAATGATGAGGGTGAATTAGTAAATATTGCAAATAATACAACATTTGGTAACTTAGGAGATGTAAGCACTAGTGGTGAAATTAAGGACACATTATTTAAAGATGAAAATGTAGTAACTTCTAAAGATACGGACCACGGATTAAGTAATTTAACAATTACTAATGATAGTGATAATAAAATAACTGATGAAAAAACAGACTAAATAGCTAACTTAAAATTGAAATAGGTTTTATGATTTTATGAGTAGATATGTAACCAAACAAAATAATATAATATTATAATATTTCCATATAATATTATTTACATAATGAAGTGTGAACACGAGGGTTGTAAAAAAAAAATTAATGCTATAAATGTAGTATTAAAATGTCGTTGTGATAAATCATTCTGTGTGATTCATAGATTGCCTGAATATCATAATTGTCAATCAGATTATAGAAAATTTAATAAAGAGGAATTTATTGAAAATAACAAATGTGTAGCAAAACAAGTTATTTATTAGATTACCAAGTGTGTAAAAAGGAAAAAATAACAGAAAGAAAATTTACCATTTAGATTTACCTTTTCTAACGTTTATTCTAGGTCCCGAACCCTTTTTTTTAATACTGCTTGGGTCATACATATCATCTTCATCATCACTATTTAAATCTTTTGAAAGATCCCAAAATTCTTTAGACCCTAATTTGAAAGCACCATGATTTTCAGCTTTATACCAGAAAATTTGATCATGGAGTTTATTAGATTTGGAGTTATTATCTATTACAAGACATTCATAATGTTCAGTACATTGATCCATTACTTGACAAAAAGATTCAAATGTAGGAAACATTCCAGCATAATTTTCCCATATTCTTCTCCTATTTGTGATATATGGTTCTCTTAAAATAAATACATAATCAATATTTGTTCTTAAATTTGGAGGCACACCTAATGGATATTGCATAGTAATTAATAACATTAGCTTCCAATGTCTACCATTCATAAATAATAAACGCATCATTTTATCTTTTGCCCAACTACTATCATATAAACAATCATCTAAAATAACAAAAGTTCGTGGATCTATTGTTGTCCTTTTATATGTTTCAATTTCTTTTTTCATTTCTTTAATAACAGCTTTTTGTCTTTTTAAAATATTTTCTATAATTGCTGTATTATATTCATCATGAATAAATAACTTGGGTACTAATTCTCCATAAAATCCGTTACTTGCTTCTGTTCCAGAAATTACTGTTCCAATAGGTATATCTTGATGATAATAGAGTAAATCTCTTACTAAAAAAGATTTACCTGTGTCTCTTCTTCCAATTAAAACACAAACAGGACCTTTGTTTTCATTTGGTCTAAAACTAATATTTCTCATATCAAATTTTTTTAATTCTAATGTCATTATTAACTTTTAATAATAGTATTTTTTAATTAAAATTACGCATATAATTAACTACTTAAATTTTACATAAATATTTAGTTAAAAGTTTAATATTTAATATATTAAATATAACTAAATGAATAATTTTTTTAATTATACTAAGCGCAATAACGAGGAACTATTCAATAGTATGAATCAGGAAAATATGCAATTAAACACGTGCCAAAACTATATTCCTATTTATCAAACATTTTTTGATATTAATAATTCGAATTATAATAGTTTTAATTTAAATCACCGTTTTTATTTAAATTTAATAAAAGAACCAATCAACTATTCTATATATAATAGTGAAATTATAGATTCTAGTCTAAATGAGGTTGTAAATAATGAATGTTTCATTAAATTTTCACCATTAATTGACCCATGTAAGTATTTAGCTGGTAAATTTAACAATTTGAATTTATATGATTTACCAAAACTTAATAATGAACCAATCGCTAATTTTAATAGACCAAATAATTTTGCATATGTGGATTCAATATTCTCATTTTTATCTTCAGTTTTATTAAATAAATTTAATTTTATTCATGGTATTAATTTCTATGGAAGCTACATTGCTATTAAAAATAATTATAAATATGATATTAAAGATGATTTAGATTATTTAGAAGATAATAAGTTTTTTAATGAAAACCTCAATAAAGATTTTAAGATTGTAAATATGGAAAAAAATGATATTTTCAAATATTCTTCTAAAAAAAATAAACTATATTTAGACATAAAAAATGAAGAAATAGATTTAAATTTAGATAATTTAGATGAACTACAACAGGTTGATAAATTAATTTGTGCGAATACTCCGTCATTGACTGAAGAAAACCTAGCATTAATTTATAACTCTGAACCTATTTCACAAACTAAAAATACTACATCGTCTTCATCATGTAGCTCAAGAACATCAAATACACTCTCTATAACTACGGAAGAAAAATCTATGGAAGAAAAATCCATGGAAGAAGATAGTGATAGTGAAACTGATAGTTCAAATGATGAAGAATTATTTGTCAATATTAATAGATTTCCTGTATGTGCAATTGCTTTAGAAAAATGTGACAATACACTTGATTATTTATTAGAAAATGATGAAATAGAGGATAAGGGATTAACATCATGTTTTTTCCAAATAATCCTTACATTATTAGTTTATCAAAAAACATTAGGGTTTTCACATAACGATCTTCATACTAATAATATTATGTATATAGAAACTGACAAACCATATTTATACTATTTTTACAAAGACCGATACTATAAAGTTCCAACTTATAATAAAATTTTTAAAATTATTGATTTTGGGCGAGCTTCATATAATATTGGAAAGGAATTTTTAATTAGTGATTGTTTTGGACCTGATGGAGATGCGGCTACACAATTTAATATACCTCCGTATTATAATGAAAAAAAGAAACGCGTAGATATTAATTACAGTTTTGATTTATGTAGGTTGGGGTGTTCTTTATTGGACTTTTTTATTGAAGATTTAGATGAAATTGATAATTTACGCAAAGAAAGTAAAGTATTTAAAATGATAAGTGATTGGTGTTTAGATGACAATAATAAAAATATTCTATATAAAAAAAATGGTGATGAAAGATATCCTAACTTTAAACTCTATAAAATGATTACTAGAACTGTAAACAGATGGACACCTGAAACTGAAATTGATAGAGACATTTTTACACCTTATAAAGTAAGTAGAAAACGAATTCAAAAAAATGCTAAAATTATGAATGTTGAAAAATTAATTGAATTTTTCAAATAAATAATATTATTATACAATATATTAACATGGGAGAAAATGAAGAAAACAAAGATGTGCCTAATCAAGCAGTTGATGAAGAGGCGGGAGCAGGAATTGAATCATCTAATAGTTCTGATAGTGTATCTGTAATTGTAGAATCTGTAAGTGAAATAATGTGTACTAAGAAAGAAGTAACTCTTTATGCTTGTGGTTTAGTAACTATTACAACAGTATTGACATCTATAGCATATTATCTAGGACAATATTATCGTAGTAATGATTAATTTACAATAAACCTGTTGAAAAATTTTAATTTAAAATATAAAATAAAATTTTTTAATTAAATTACACCTTTAAAACGTTGGATTATCTACAAATACATTGGTATTTTTTGTAATGGTTGTTTTGGTTAAAGTAAGTAAATAATTTCCCAATAAAATACTTAGAAATACAATAATTACTCCTCTAAATATTTTTTTAAATTCAGATTTTTCCTTAGATATAAATTTATTTTCTAATATTGAAAGTATTATGTATAAAATGCTAATAATAATTGCTACACCAATTGGGCTGTCTATACCATCCATTATAAATAATAAACGATGAAATTTTATTATTAATTACGCAAAATTCTTGTTATTATCCTAAAACTTGAATGTCTAAATTAATTGGATCGTTATTAATTGAATTTAAATTATTAGACATAATATTTAAATCTAAATTTGTTATATCATCTAATTTTAAATCAACAGGATCCATTATTTTAATTTTGGCTTCTTCTTCCTCCATTAATGCTTCATTTTTTCTTTGTTCATTCCTTTCATTTGAAATAGTTTCTAATGTAGTTACATCTTTTGGAGCAATTATATCTTCTACTTCATTAAAACCTGTTAAAGTCTTATCCACATTATCAAATTTTAGTGTTTGCTCTTTATTTTCATTTGGTATCTCTGTAGGAATTGAAATATCATTTTGTTTCTTATTATTTTCATTATTTGCGGTTTCTTCAGTATCTTTCTTATTTTCAACAGGTTCGGGTGTTTCAATTGTTTCTACCTTTTGGTCCATTACCTCTTGAACTATTTCTTCTTCTACTGATTCATCCAAATAACTTTTAAGTAAATCTTCAACAGGTATATTTTCCCTAATTGTATTCATAATTTCTTCTCTTATTATCAACTCAATCTCCCTATTATTTTTTTGAATATCTAAAGGACTTATATTTATTCTTTCAAACAAAAATATATTTGTATATAGTTTACGAGCAGAATTTATGTAAATTTTATGTATAAAATCATTTAATTTGGGGATATTTATATTTATTAATTTTTGTTTTTGACCAACTCTCATACTACTCATAATTTTTAATTGAACAATATGCACACATGTAATTAGATCATTCAAATAATTAATATTACTTTCACTAATAATTCGTTCAGTTTCTGTTTCCACTATTGATGGATTCCATTTGGGAATTCTTGATAAAAAATTTTGAAGTGTCATTAAATATTTATCTTGTTCATTATTACTTTTACATAAAGTAATAGATTCATTTAAAATTGAACGAAATCCATTATGTATTAATGGTGTTAAAATATTTATTAAACGAGAAATCCATTCATTCCTACATTCATTTAAATTGGTTGTGCTAAAGTCATCCATTTAAAAAATATATATATTTTCTAAATTGACATTATAACGAAATAAAATAAACTTAATTATAGATAAAATTACTAATTGCTCATTTTTTGTCTCTTTACATACCTTCTCTATATTTATCTTAAATTTTAAATATTCAATATCGGTTTCGTTAATTTTAAATGATTCTAGGTTATTATCAATTATTTTCAACAGGTTATATCCACTAAACCCTTTATTATATATTGTTTCTACTATATCGAATAATTCTTTTTTCTTTTTATTATTGGATTTTTTAAAATAAGTTATTAAATTTTTATGTAATTCATGTTCTTTATTTCTTTCATAAATATTTAAAGTTTCCAATTTTTTTAATTCATATAAATTTATCATTTTATTGTCTATAATAGGATATTCTATATATATATCACTAAACCTAGAAATTATTGGTTTTAATAATTTATATTTATCTTCTAAAACTATAAAAAATCTTGTATTATGATTGAAAATTTCAATACATCTACGTAACGATGATTGAGCATCAATTGTTAATTTTTCAGCATTTAATAAAATAATACTTTTAAATTGACCATTAATTATTTGTGTTTTCGCAAAATTTTTTAATTCTTCTCTAATAAATTTAATTCCAACCCCTTTTGCACAATCCACATATAAACAATTTTCTTTAATTAAATTATCTTTTTTATAAATTAAACTTAAAAAATGTTCTAGTAATGTTTTCTTACCTGAACCTGTTGGTCCATGAAAAATTATATTCGGTATTGTATTATTTTTAATATACTCATTTAATTTTGTTTTGATATCATTGTGAATATCCAATTGTATGTTAGTTGACATATTTATTAATTTAGATATATTTTACTAATTATTTTTAAATATAAATTAAAAAAACATATATTTAAAATAATAATTATGCTACACTATGTAAACTTTGTGTAAATGGATTTTCCTTAAATGCTTGCAGAATAGATGGTTCTATTCTTTCGGTCATTTGATTTTTAAGAGAAGGTTGAGAATTGTATTGACCATATGTTTCCATAGATGGTATATTTAAAGGTGCATTTGAAGGAAAATATGATCTATTATTGTTTCTATCATTATCTACCTTATTTATTGCTACATTTACATTATTATTTAATTGACTAGTATTTCCTACATTTGTCCTAGCAATATTTATCTTTTCTTTAGTTGCATTTGTATGTGCGTTATAGGCAGCATCATATGTTTGAGCATTAGATGTAGCATTTGTATTACCAGAATTACCCATATATTGGTAATCTGTTGTGGTATCTCTTTGATTAAACATAGCTTGTTGGGGATTAACTGTATAACCAGTATCTTTATTTCTTGCTATATTACTGTAGTCCATTGGTGCGTATTGTGTAGTTTCCTTAGTTGTAGTTTTTGTTCTATCAGCGGGATTGATAACATATCCATTAGATACAGGCATTGAAATATCGCCTGTTGGTCTTAAATTACCAATTACATTTTCTTTACGAGTAGTTCTTAATATATCCATAAAAGGAGCTATTGCCGCTTTAAACAACCCTGATACACCACCAGAGTTAACTTCATGTTTTGTGGTTGCACGGTTATTTGTATTTACAGAATGTCCTAATTTACCATAATCATTTTCATTTGCTGAATTTTGACCTCTAGCATGACTATGAGAAGTGGGAACTGGACCTAATTGATTACGGGTTGATGCTTGGTAATTTCTTGGTGCTTGGTTAACAGAGCCACTTGGTTTATCTCCACCTGTTCCAAAATATTCTTGTTTAGCTTCTGCTCTATTAGTATATCTATCAATTTCTACAGGTCTAGATGTTTGAGCTTTCTCTAAACCAGTGGTAGTAAAATATCTATCTGGTCCATTTATATAATACGTATCTGGAAGATACTTTTCTACCTTACCTTCAATACCAAGATTGGTAACTTTATTGATAGCGGGACCTTCATGACCACCTAAACCATATGTAACTTTTGGATTATTTTTAGTTCTTAATTGGTCAACATTGTATGGCAACCATGTATCTCTTGCTTCCATTCCAGAATTAAACCCATTACTACCATTTGCTGAAAATCCTTTATTTAAACCTGGACCCACCTTTTCCTCTTCCCATGGCTTTATGTTGGACATTTTCATGCCAGGATTTACTCTAGATTCATAAAATTCAGTCATATTAGGTGCACCATGTGCCCAATGCATATTTTCTTCAGGTTTAAATAAGGGTGCTTGTTCAGATTTACTAATAAATTCAGTTCCAGAACCTTGCATGTTATCTAGAACTGAATTATTAGAAAATTCGGGTTGTCTTGGTAACTTTGCACCAAAAAATGGAACCATATTATTATGTTTAAAATCATCCGTTTTCATTTGATTACCACTTAGACTTGATATTTGGGCAATAGTAGAATTATCTAAACCTTTTTTAATATTTTGAGCAAATTTAACCTCATCTACATATTTATCCGTTGCCGCATTCGCATTTGAATAATAATTTAAATTTGATTGAACTTCCTTGGAATTTTTAACTGGATAATTTATAGGTATTTTTTCAACATTTGGCAATTGATTTTGATTTTTCCCCATATTTGAATAATTTTCTCTTAGTTTATTAGAAGAATTACCTTCTTCACTATCATCTTTATTAGATAGTATATATAATGATCCTAATCCTAATGTTGCTAATGCTATCTCCATTTATATATAATTGAATATATTTTTTTCAATTATATACCTAATTATTTTTATCTAAAGGACATATTGGTTTGGCTACAAAATAATCCTTTTCTAAAAGTCTTGAATTTAAATTATTTTGAAAAGGAATACATACATTGGACTGAGGATTCAAAAATAATGGATAAGTATTATCAATCTCTACATCTAATGTATTCCATGCTGGATTTGAAGCACGCGTTTGATCTGTAAATGATTTACAAGTTGGATATTCGATGGGTTTAGTTTCAACATTAAATTTTGGGTTTTGATAATTATACTTTGAACAATCTCTATTAATTGGTTTATTTAATCCCATTAATTCGCTCTCTAAATTTACTGAATTTGTCATTAAATTTGCACCCCATTTTTGCATTCTCATATATGGATCTTCCATGAAACATGGTTTGGGACCATTACCCGGAACATTTAAAATATGCCTACCAGGACCTGTAGACTGTTGTAATTGTTTCTTAATTCTATTGGGATCATCGTGAAATCTTGTAAAAGACATAATATATATAAATTATATATTATATTTTAAATATAATATTTTAAAAATAATTTAGTTAGGAACAGGGAAAGGTCTTTGATGTTTTTCAACAACTAATGGCTCAGGCATATAAGTAGCTGAACGTTCAAAGAAACACGCTGTTGGCAATTGGTTTAATTCTGCCTTAACATTTGGCTGGGGATTTACAAGATTAGTTGAATTTATTCCAAATAAAGCACTTTCTATTTGGACAGGATTTTTTGATAAAACATTCCAAGGCATATGACCCATATTTATACCTGCTTGTGGAATGGCATTATGGACAGCCTCTCCGTGTTGAGAGTTTTTATAAAGATTGTAATTTACATTTTGACTAAATTGTCTTTGTTGTAAACAATAATCATTCGGGGTATTTATATTTCTTGTTGATGCCATTTATATAAATATATAGATAAATAAATCTTAATTAAATGTATTCTGGTAATTTAAAATGTAATT